ATTTTTAAATAATGATGACTACGATGAAACCACAAAGTTTCGTTTGAGGTATCACACACTTAAAAATGCCTCCAGAATTTTTGAAGGTACTCCTTGTATTAAGAAGTATCTTTATAAACACGTTGACAGTAGGTTCTTAGAGATACCTGCTGAAGAATGGGATATTGCCGCCTTAATTCCATATGAATATTTTATAGGCGCCACGAGAAACAAAGTTTGGACAGATTCTAGGAAAAAATTCTAATGTCTTTTTCACCACAATTATTTTTAACAAACATCAAAGCACACGATGGCCCAGCAAAGCCATCCAGGTTTGAAGTGATTCTTCCCATTCCAGGTTATATTAATTCATTTGTTGGCAATTCAATACTTGAGCAATTGATTAATTTACCAAATAATATTGTATCGTCTATTACTGATATATTTCAACAGCCAAGAGAAGAACAAACAAGAACAACCAATGCTTCTTTATCTCGCTACTTAGCTCTACAATGTGAAACTGCTGAGTTGCCTGGTAGAACATTGTTAACACAAGATGCTAAAGTATATGGTCCCACATTTAAGGTGCCATATCAATCACAATACAATGATATTAATTTAGGATTCATTTGCACAAATGATTTCTATGAGAGAAAACTGTTTGACCGTTGGTTAGAAGCAATTCACCCATCAGATACAAACAATATGAGATTTCCAAAAGGAAACTCAACTCGCTATATGACAAACATTACGATTGTTCAGTATGATGATTTTATTAAAAAGATTTATTCGGTACAATTGATAGATGCTTTTCCAATTGGTATGGCTGCACAACCATTAAGTTGGTCAGAAGATAATTTTCATCGGTTATCGGTGCAGTTTGCATATCAAAGGTATAAAGTTATATACGAAGGTGGTTATGATTTGGCTGCAGCTGCTAGTGCTTTGTTTGGCACCAAGGCTGCACCATTTTTTGATAAAGCAGGAAATTCTATTAACAATACAATAGGAAAAACGCTTGCGAAGATTTTTTAATTGATGAGGATTTAATATGTTACCTAAAATTGATGTGCCGATGTATGATTTGGTTCTGCCTCTTACCAAGAAAAAAGTTAGATTTCGACCTTTTTTGGTAAAAGAAGAAAAGATTTTATTAATGGCAATGGAAGCAGAAGATGATACTGCTACTTTAACAGCTGTCAAACAAATTATTAATAATTGTTGTTTAACTGAAGATTTAGATGTTGATAGTCTTCCAATTACTGACTTAGAATTTTTCTTTTTGAATTTACGAGCCAGGTCGGTAAACGAAATTGTTGACTTGCAATATAGATGCAACAATAAAGTAAAAAATGATAAAGATGAAGAAAAAGAATGTGGAAATGTAGTAAAATTGGAGATAAATGTTTTAGAAATTGAACCAACAATACCAAAAAATCACACAAATAAAATTGAACTTTCTAGTGAAATGGGTTTGGTGATGAAGTATCCAACATTCAAAATTGTAGAAATGGCTGAAGGTTCAGATATAGAAAAATTAATGTATATTCTTTTGGGTTGTGTTGACTATGTTTATGATAAAGATAACATTTATTATGGAAAAGATATACCAAAAAAAGAATTGCAAGAATTTATTGAAAATTTAACTGGAGAACAGTTTGCTAAAATACAAGAATTTTTTGATACTATGCCTAAAATATCTAAAAAAGTCCATTTTGGATGTTCAAAATGTGGCTATAAAGAAGATATAGTCATAGAAGGAATTCAAAATTTTTTCGTGTAATATTTTGTTATGATAATTTGAAAAACCACTTTGAAACAAATTTTGCATTAATGCAACACCACAAGTATAATTTAAGTGATATTGATAATCTCATGCCTTGGGAAAAAACAATTTATGTATCAATGTTAATAAATTATATTGAAGAACAAAACGAGAAATTAAAACAACAAAAGAGATAATAAATGGCAACATTTGCAGATTTAGTAAAATATCAGAAAAGTCAAGGAAAAGGAGTAATTGGATCTTTATCTGGTGCTATTGGCCAAGCAACTTTACAGAAAATTGATCCAAGAAATTATCTGTTTAATCGCAGAGGAACATTAGCGACTCTTTTCCCTGGATTAAAAGGTTATCAAGCTAAAACTTCTTCTGAAAAATTAAGTGGTGGTGCAGGTGGTGGTTTTTCAACAGGTCAAGTGGAGGCGATAACAAATAAACTTGACCAACTTTCAGCTGAAATGTCGGTAGTGTCAAAAAATTCTATGTCTTTTCCAATGATGGCAAGAGATATGAATGTGATGAGGCAAAATATTGTTAAATTAGTAAAAGCACAAGGAGTTAAACCTGCTCAAAGAGCTGATGCATTTTTTATGCGAGCTGGTGAAAGAGAAAGAGCATATGAATCTCAATTTGGCAAAAAACCATTATTGTCGCCTACTCCTGTTAAACCACAACAAACAGGACAACAATCACTACTGCAAACATTAGTAACAACTTTAGGTGGTGTTATTACAACTGGTCTGACATCTTTAGCAACAGTAATTAATGGTGCATTAACTACATTAGGATCAGTTATCAAAGGCGCTTTGGATGTATTAGGTAATATGCTTCTCGCTAGAAGTATAGCAAATCAAATGCCGACTCCTGGTGGAGGAGATATTCCTGATGCTGACAAAAAAGGAAAAGAAGGAAAAGGTAAAACTGGTGGTGCAAGCAAAGCTGCAGGAAGAGCAGCAATGGGAGCTAGATTATTAACTGGTGCAGGATTATTGCTATATTCTTCTCCTGTTGGTGAAGGATCCGATAAAGTTCCTAATCAAAACACATCACCATCTCCTGCTGGTTTTGATTATGACAAATATAAAGAGTTGGTGGCTAAACAAGAAAGTGGAAACGATTATAGAATTGATAATAAATTTGGTTTTTTAGGTAAATATCAATTCGGTGCTCAAGCTTTAGAAACTTTTGGTTATTTGAAAAAAGGTTCAAGTAAAGGAAATAATAACGCTGTTTATGATCCTAATAATTGGACAGGAAAAGATGGCATAAAAAACAAAGATGACTTTTTGAATAATTTACAAGTTCAAGAAGATTTGATGAAAAAATATACCAAAATGAACATGATTGGTTTAGACAAAGCTGGTGTAATGAAAGGTGTAGAAGGTGATGGTGCAGCTATATCATCCAGACTATATGCGGCTCACCATGGTGGTGTTGGTGGTGCTAAAGCTTTATTTTTAGAAGGCAAAGATACGAAAGACACATATTTGTCTAATGCAAGTGTAGGTAAAAGTGCTACAAATATGGCATCACTATATTCTGGTGGATCCGCACCTAGTGGTGCAGGAATAAGTTCTGGTTCAGTTGCGATTGCTGATAATCAAAATTTACCTAGTGGCGGAACTCAAATTAATGATAATAAAGTAATCAATCAAATGTCCACTGGCGGTAGTGGTGGTGGTGTTCAAGCTTCTGCATATGACAATGATATGATGAGATACCTGTTACGACCAGTTAGCTAATAAAAAACCCCGCCGAAGCGGGGTTGACTTGCATGGGATTTTGTATTACTTTGATTCAGCAAGGGATTTGAAATAATCCAAATCTTCATCTTCAACACCAGACTTTAAGACAACTTCATCGTCTTTGAAAGGACTGATATCAGCAGATTCAGCTTTGGTTCTTACAACTTCACCATCAAAGCCTAGAACTTTATCCAAACGAGCTTTTAATTGCTCATAAGGTTTGAACTGCGACTTCTGAGTAAACTCTTTAAGAGAAAACTCTTTCTTCCACAATTCTTCTAGTTTAGCATCATCACCTTCAAACAATGGAGATGAATCAGCAAACTCCGATTTATCATAATTACGATAACCTTCAACATTACGAATCTTCAATTTGAAGTTAGCACCTTCCCACATATCAAATGGGTTAACTGGTGTTTCATCAGCGAATTCAGGATTCATCGCCTCTGTAATCTTGTCAAAGATTTTCTTACCAAACTTAAACAGTTTGATTTGTCCTTCATTTTCAGGATTACTTGGGTCAGACACAACTAGAATGTTAGCAACATAAGACAACTTGCGTTTTTGTTTGCGAGCAATCTCTTTGTTAGCTTCAATTCCAGAATTCCATAATGTATTATTGTGTTCACAAACAGGACACTTTTCATTCAAGGTGGTCAAGCAGTTATCAATAAACCAACCGCCAGGTCCCTGAAATCCATGACTGAATGTGCGAACCCACGGTAAGGCATCATCACCGTCAACTGCTGGTGCTGGCAGAAAGCGAATGACCGCCATGCCGTTACCAGATTTATCTACTGATGGTTGCCAAAAGCGAGTATCGTCTTTTGAACCGGCTTCAGAACTGCCGGATTGAGTAGCTTCAATCGCCTTAGTAAGTTTATCCAACGAACTACGATTGCGCTTTAGGTTTGCAAATGAACTCATATGTATTACCTCGTATTAAATGTATTAAAAAATATGTGCAACTTATCCACATTATGCATAGTATATCATTTATTTATATGCTTTGCAAGTAGAATATCTAGCAACATAATAGTATTGCCAACATCTTTGTGATGAATACCTATACCTCCTGCTTCATTAAAGGCTTGAATAACATCCAAGGTATCATCAATCAGGATGCTATCAGGTGTAGCATACTCTGCCTTTAATTTTCTTCCTGCTACAACATTAACCTTCCATTTCTCAGAAAGGTTCATTCTTTTAACCCACACCTTCTTTTGAATCTCCACTTCATCATGGTATTTGTTACCACCAGATGATGTAAGAATTTCAACATTCTCATGTGGAAAATTGATTGAAACATATGTTATTAACTCTGAAGCACCTGGCCACCATTCTAAAGTTTCAAAGTGTTTGCCTTCAATAAATTTAGTCCAGTTTTTACTAAACATTTTTCTATCTCGTGCTGAACCAGGCGATTCATTAAACAACTCAATGTACCGCTTTTCAAAATTGGCAATTACGCCATCCATATCTAA